GAGCAGGTTGGTTTATCAAATTTAGTTAAGTTGTTTAGGGATGTTAATAAAAAAAGCAACGCTCCAGAGACGGCGGAAGCGGTGAGAGCCGCTCAGCAACAGCCTCGTACTGCCGGTGTTTTGCAGGGTGGTCAAGCGAGCACCCCCAAAACAGACGACGCGAAAGTGTGGGATGGCATTATGAACGCTGGGAGCCGTAATAGCGTGCTTTAAACACTAAACTGAGGAAGGATATATTATGGCATATAATAATCCCGGCCCGTTGAAATTTGGTGACCCCGGTGCGGTAATTGACAGTACGGTACATTCCCGGCGGCTATATAATTTTAGTGATAGAATCGCTGATTTAGCTCCCGAAGAATCCCCGTTCTTTGTTTACCTATCCAAGGTTGCCAAAGTTCCAACGGACGACCCGCAGTTCCGATGGTTAAAAGACCGAAATAAGATTCAAATGACAGATAGGACGTTTGCGTTAGACGCAACTCATACTGTCCCAGCACAAAACAGTTCAATTACATATACTGTTGATGATGCTGCTGGCGCATCTGTTGATTGGCTTATTAAAGGTATGATTTTTACCGTAGGTGAGACTAACGGTTCTACGAACGAGCCTGAATGGGCTGTCGTAAGAATTGAAAGTGCTCCCCAAGATACGGGAACAGAAACTACCTTTACTGGTCGTACAATTGACGCCGCATCTGGCAGTACTACTGCTGGAGTAGACGGTGACAAATGTACAGTCATTGGAAGTGCATTCGAGGAAGGTTCCGGTTCTCCTGATTCTTGGTCACGTGAGCTTGATAATGGTTCAGCTTACACGCAGATTTTTAAAACTGCTTGTGAACTAACCAACACCGCAAGGGCCACGCATTATCGTGGTTATTCAAGTGAATGGGACAGAATTTGGAACCTGAAACTTCGCGAACACAAAGTGGACATCGAAAGAGCCATGCTTTTTGGCATGACTGGCTCTGTAAATAGCATCAATTATAGTGATGGTATTGTTGGGCACATTATTAAAAATTCGCAGTCGCAGATTAAAGATAACGCTGTTCTTACCTATACGGAAGACAAAGGTTATTTTTCAACTCGAGCTGACTCGCAGATGACTTATGATGCGTTACTGGCAGACCTTGAAGTTGTGTTTGACCCTGCACGTGGCGGAAGTCAAGCAAAACTTGCTCTGTGTTCATTACCTGTGATTACTTTCTTCAATAAGTTGGGAGGCTCCAACACATTTTTGTCCAGTGCCTATCACGTAAGTCATCCTATGATGGCAAGCGAAACAGGTTCGTACGGACATAAAGTGATGAAGGTTGAAACTATTCATGGCGATTTAACATTAGTTAAAGAACCATTGTTTAGAGGCAACGCAGCTCCATTCATGTGTCTTGTAGACCTTGATAATGTGGCTTATCGCCCACTTGTTGGAAATGGTGTCAACAGGGACACTCACATTCAAACCAATGTTCAGGCAGCTGACGAAGACTTACGGAAAGACATGATTCTAACAGAAGCAGGTCTTGAAGTGTCTCTTCCCGAAGCTCACGCTCTGTTTAACTTTGAAGATAAAGCTTAATAGGAGGTATGAATAATGCGAAGTGATGTTTTAAATAAAAATAGTGGTCAATACGATGGCAAAACTAGACCTACAACAATATTCCAATGGAATTACATTAATTGTGGTAGCCCTATGTTTAGTCATGGACAATTAACCTACTCTTCTGGCCCAGTCGTGGCTTCAGGTCATCGTTATGGGATGATATTTCCGGGTGATACTGGTGAATTGTATCCTGCGGATTTGGCTACGGTTGGCGTAACGACAGGTGCTATAGAAACACCTAAACTGGAAGGCACAATTCCAGCTGTTGATTTAGGAAGTACTGCTGCAGGTTTAAATATGCAGCTAGACCAAGATACAGCTGCTGACTTAGGATGGGAATTATGTCCCGGTGGAGCTTTTCTTGGGAATAGCTCTAATAAGTTTCTAGCTGGTACGCATTCTGGGTATATAGACGTAACATTCTGGACTACCGAATGGACTAGCTTTGATGGTGCATCTATTGGATTCAGAAAAGCTGAGAACTTCAATGCTGGTCATGCTCCAATTGTAGCTGCAGGCACAGGTGACCCTGTGTATACTGACTTTGCTACATTTGGATTGCAAGAATCTGATAAAGTTCAAATAGCCACGAGGCTTAATGATGCAGGTTCTTCTGGTACCTATACAGATACTGGTGATACTCCAACTGATAGTGATAATCAGCAACTCAGAGTTTCATTAGCAACGAGTGGCGCAGTTACATATTCACACGTTAAAAATGAAGAAGCCGGTGCTGGTACTCTTGCAGCTCCAAGCACAACAGCTTCATACACTTTTGACAGTGGAGATACCCTGATTCCTTACATATGGATACATGGTAAAGACCATGCAGACTCACAAATCCTGATTAAGGATATTAGAGTGGTTAGACACCAGCCTGTTGCTGGTCATAGCGTAGCGTAACACTACTATATAATCCGAATAAATAAGGATTAGCAGATTTGGATTCTGTGGGGGTTGCCGTATAAAGGGTGACCCCCGAATATCCTAAGATTTTTATAATTTGAAACTGGAGACAATATGGCTGTCTATGATAATGTAAAAGTACAAGTATTCATTCACCCGGGTAATCCCGGTATTGAAACTGGTGACACAGGTACAATGGCAAGAGATATAAAAGATTACGTTGATACTTTGGATTCTACTAGCAATAAAGTTCTGTCTATATCTCATACACAATTAGCTGGCGATAGAATACTGACACTGGTTGTTGGCGGAGCGTAATGAACTGCATACACTGCGACCATCCAAACACGGAAGGTTGGTTTTATTGCAGGCATTGCGGTAAACGCGCAAATGAACCAATATGTGCTCCGAATCTGATTATCAGGGACGCTGGCTTTGCTACAGCCATAAGAAAAGACCAGATTGAATTTAGTGAGACAACTATGGGTGAAGACATTGAATCCAGAGGAGGTGTAGTCCGTGGCAACATTTAGTGCTCAGGTAGTTGATTTAGTTGGTACGTTCAGTGATGAGACTGCTTTAGACTCATTTATTACTGAGGGAGCTAACGAAGTAATTAATGTTATGCCGCGTTCTATGCGTGAGCGAGTAGCGGAAGAAACTTCTTTTACAAATACTACCACTTCTGAGGGAAGTAAGATACTCCATGTTATGAGGAATGATGGTACGATAGACCAGCCCTGCAGAAGGATACCGGCAAGATATAGGGGTAGAATACAGGATTCTTCAGATATGCAGTATGCTACTACTACAGACCCGGCCTATTATGTACAGGATGCTGCTGTAACCATATTTCCAACTGGTACTGGTAAGCTTGTTTCAATTCCTACTTATAATCAGGGCTCAGCTTTAGATGCGAGCAGCCTTAGTACAATAACAAACTTTCCAAATGAAGCTGAATATCTAGTAACTCTTTATGCTGCTATAAAAGCATTACAACAGAATATGAGTGGTATGATGACCCTTACAGCTATTGATACGACAGCATTAGGGGCTATTACAACTGAGTTAAATAAAGCTGATGATGTTATTCTAACAGCCCATGGGAAAATAGGAGATTTTTATACTTCTATTGGCGACATTGATGATACGACAGAGTTGTGGGATGATACAAATAAAAGATTTACAGTCGTTAGAGATGCATTGGTGTATGCTGGAAATTTAATAGATAATAATAAGCCGGATGCAGCTTATGATGTAGCACAGAATTTACTAGATGTAAACGCAGCCCTTGATGGGATGCAAGCTCATTTAGCAGACGGAGAAACTGTTATTGGGGCAAACCCAGCAAGCGGTCTTATATTTGACGCATTAGGTGCAATAACTACTAACGCTGGTAGTTCTGTAACTGCTTTAAGCAATATGGCAACAGAAATGGGACTTGCCAATGCAGAAGTAGATGGCGTAACAACAACCTTAGCACAGGCTCTGGCATTAACTGATTCTGGTAGTACTGATATTGCTACTGCTTTAGATGGAATGCAGACAGCTAACGCAAAGTTTAGAGCCGATAATTCAAACCCCGGGCTTTTTGGAGATTCAGAATGGTTTACTACTGGGGCTAATGTTGGTATGACGAAAGTTAAACTTGCGGTAGATAATGCCATTAGTTTAATAGGTCTTTCTACAGCTGGAGATAAATATGCTGCTGCTTATGACCTAGAGGCAAATATGCTTGATATAGATACTGAGCTTACCAATGAAGATTTAGAGCTTGCAAACGGAAGAATGCAACAGGCACAAACACAAATGAAGGCTGTAGCAACACATCTTAGTGTAGCACAATCGCATATAGCAGAATGGAATGCAACGGTTCAAACTCTTGTTAGTGAGATAAATGCATTCTCTTCCGAGGCCAGCGCTAGGTATGGATGGGTAAGTGCTAAAGCTGTTGCGTGGCAAGGAAAATTGGCAGCAGCACAAGGTTATATGGCTACGGCTAATGGATATATGCAACAGGCTAGTGGATTTAATGCCGCTGTACAAGCTTATGCGGGTGAGGTTCAGGCTAGATTGTCTTATGCTAATGCTTATCAACAAGCATCTGCTGCGAGAGGTCAGGAAGGACAAAGCAGAATTGCCCAAACAAATGTCACTTTGTCAGCAGCACAGCAAGAATTAGCGAGGGCTAATGCAGCGATTGCTGAAATTAACATACTTATGGGTTCATATAGATTAGATTTAGAGGGTGTGGCTCCATATCTTCAAGCTGCAACCGGTTATATATCACAGGCACAAGGGTACGTTGCTGAAACAAATACCAGAATGCAGAGAGAAGACCAAAAATATAAATGGTATCAGGCTCAGCAAGGAAAATTACAGGCAGATTATGATAGGGGAATACAGCTTTTAGCGAAGGGATAGTATGGCTAAGACAGTAACAGCATTACCAACTACGCCTTCTTGGACAGTGACTACGTTAGGTACTACACCTGTATTTACATCGGTAGCACTTCCGTCTATTACTTGGATTTTAAGTGGTGGCTGGAAGGATGCTAATTTTGTTTGGGAAGATGAAACAAGAAATTGGGAGCATATGGGTATGCTTGGAAGGGATTCTGATTAATGGCGGTACATAGTTTAACAGTTAAAAAGATTATATCAAGGGTAAGGCAGGTATTTCCTGATGCCCCGGAGACTTATGTTATTAACATTATAAATGAAGCTATTGTTGAACTTGGTAAATATAAAACAAAAATTGAATATGCGAAAGCTGATGCTGTAGAAGACCAGATGTGGTATACGCTAAGCGATACCAATGCCGGTATTGAAGTGAATAAGGTAATGCGAGTTGATTTAAAAGACAGCAGTGGTGATTATATAAGAATACCAAGGCTTCTTGATAATGAAGTACTTAAAATGGATATAACATAATGGCTGTATTAGCACAAGAAGTAACGAAGATAATTTGCGTAGCAGACTCAAGTTCAAGTTTACAAAGTAAATATTTTACTATTTCAGGAATGGGTACAGATTTTGAACAGAATGATTATTATGTATGGATTGATGTAGGTAGTGGAGGTACTGACCCAGATATTTCTGGAACAGGAATTGAAGTAGATATAGCTGAGGATGCAAGTAATTCTACAGTAGCAACAGCAGTTAGTACCGCTCTGGCTCTTAAAGCTGATTTTTCAACATCAGTTAGTACAGCTACTATAACTGTTACAAATGCTGTTAGAGGTTCGGTTACAGATGCAGCTAATGTAAATGCTGGTTTTACTATTACTACAGAAACCGCTGGAACAGGAACTAAGAACAGCAATCATACACATCCAGAAGATGATATGGGTTGGTTTATTCAAGGTAATCATTTAGCTGTTGTTACCACAAAGGGGAGCACATCTACAAGTGTTCATTCAAAATTAGGAGACTGGAAGGGTATTGATGAATCTGTTATAGAAGGATTTTTAATTCATTATATGGCAGAACCAAATGCGGTTTCCGCTATTACAGATACGCCGGACATTGATAATGCATTTCATACCTGTCTTATTGATTATGTTAAGCATAGGCTATATCAAGATAAAGCCGGCAAGTCAGCAGACCCGAACATAGCGATGTCAAATATGAGTTTAGCAGGGTTGCATGAGGCTAAGTGGAACGAGGCCGTGAAGAAACATGGTATGCAGAAACGAGATAAAATTGGTGGCAGTAGGAGCATAATACCGCCGAACTTTAGGTAACAAAATTTAGGACAAAATTATGGCAGATGCACATAAATATCAGGCACATGAAGTATTAAACAGGGTTTTAAATGCAGGGGAAGACGGACTTAATGTAGACCTTGCTGATTCCGTAACTGTAACTGTAGACAGCGAATTTCCCGCAGCTTCTGCAATTTCAGATGATTTCGCTAATCCAACAACTACATCAGCTATGTCCATGCTTATGGGATATGATGGAAGTGCATGGGATAGAGTAACAATCGGCGGTGGAACAGAGGCCGCTGCTTTAAGAGTTACAATAGCCAATGATTCAACTGGAGTGGTAAGTGTTGATGACGGTGGTGGTGCTCTTACTGTAGATGGAACTGTAACTG